TTTAAGATTAAGTTGAATTATTTCAATTTCTGATTCGTATTTAAGCTCTAAAGCTTTTAAGTATGGGTTCATTCTAAAGTCTCCTCGTATTTTTCATGTAACCAATCATTATATTCCTTGTAGTATCTAGGGAATGACATATGCTCAGATAGAATAGTATTGTTTTCATCACAATAATCTAGCCACATCCTCACGCAAAAGCTATGAAAACTACTCACCTTCCTTAACCATAGAAGCTTTCATATCGTAAGCACTTAATTTATTAAAAGGTGTTCTCCAATCTAAAGAACTTTGCATAAACTCTTCATAAGAAACAAACTGTCTTGTTTCACTTACATAGTATTTTGCATCTTGAAAACTCATATTAACACTCCTAATTTATTATTAATTTCCCACATGAAATATATTACAACACCTAACCCAATAGCCAGGATTGTATGATACCATATCCATCTAACTTTATATATTCTTAGTTCAAGTCTTCGTTCATCTTCTGCCATTTTATGATACTCTAGCATATCTTTTACACGTTTAACTAAATCAAATATATTATCTTTCATATTTACCACTTATTAATTATGTTAGCTATTATAAAAAAACAAGTTATGAAATTGACTACAACAATAAAAGTTCTTAAAATTGCTATAGTATCATCATGCTCTACTGTTTTATCATCACTAAAACTTCCTATTGTATATTTCCAAATTGTCCAAGCCTTAGCCTTCACAACTAAGACACTCCATATCCTCCAAGTTTATTCTAGGTATTCTTATGTTTACATTTTCTGTTGCCCTAGCTGCATCTGATCTTAGATAATAGAGAGACTTGAGCTTATTAGCTCCAGCCCAATGTACACTATTAACATAATCAAGATAAAGATCATGGACTTCTTGCGCTTCTGTAGCCTTTGGAAAAGTGAAGAAAAGATTGACGCTTTGGCTTTGACAGATGTATTGTTGTCGTTGGTGTGCATGTTCGATTACCCATAATTGATTTAATTCAGGTGCTGTTTTAAATATCTCCTTCTCTTCTTCAGATAGTTCATTAAGATGTTGAACAGAGCCTTCATTAGCTGCAATATCTTTCCAAGTATCTTCATCATTTAATCCTTTCTTTTTGAGAAGGGCTTCCAGGTATTTGTTTTTAACTTTGTACGAACCTGTGAGAGTTTTGTGTGTAAAT